TAACTTCAGTACCATCTAAAATTTATAGTTTAGTTGAACTTACTAATAGTGTATATGGTACTGCTACATATGGTACTTCTACATATGGATTAGGAGAAACATTGGTTGCATCTGAAATTCAGGATTATTTACCTCGAGGATTAGAAAATTTATTTTATAATGGATCAAAAGTAACTTCTCCAGGATTTGATATTGATTCGCCAGATACAGTAGATGGCGGCCCGGTTGTTGAAATTATCGATGCAAATCCTAATCAAATTGTTTTCCAAGCTCCTAGTAATGCAGTTGGTAATTTTAGAGTTACATAAAATTAGTAATACTATATTTATATATATAAAGATTTAAAAGGTATACAATATGGGATATTTAGATAATAGTTCTGTAACAGTTGATGCAATATTAACGTTAAAAGGTAGAGAACTTCTTTCGTCCGGTAATTCAGCATTTAATATTACACAATTTGCACTAGGAGATGATGAAATTGATTATGGATTATGGAATCCAAATCATCCATTGGGAACTAATTATTATGGGGCTGCTATCGAAGCATTGCCAATCACAGAAGCAATTCCCGATGAAACTCAGGCTCTTCGTTATAAATTGTTAACATTGCCAAAACAAACAAATGCCATACCAGTTATAACAGTTGGTAATACATCTATTACCATTAACGGTAACGCTAGTTCTACAATATCTCCAAACACGTCGTTGCAAGGAAATACACAATATGGATATACTGCTATATTATCAGATTCAACTGTAGCTGATTTAAAAGTAGTACAGCCTTTAGCTAATACTAATATACAACCAACTGTTATTGGATTAAACCAAGATGCACAAAGTGTATCAGCAGTTGGATTTGTGTTTGAAATTACTGGCAAAATTAGTACATTAACGAGTAAAACTGCTACTATTACAATTATTGGTAATGAAACTGGTGGAAGTGTTACTATTAATTTAACGGTTAACAGATTTACAGCAACACAGGCTGTGCCGTCTGGAATATCTTTATAATATATAATATTTGGATAAATGATGATCATGACAAATAAAATACAAAAATTAAAATCTAAATCTAAATTAGGACAACTTGCTGCTGGCGGATCCCGACGGGTTGGTGTTATAACACCCAGTAGCGGCGTACAACCAATATCATCTAATACAAATCCTAGTTCCCAAGCCGCGCCAAGTGCACAACCGGTTGTTGCTAGCAATCAAACATATAATACATTTAATTTAGCAGAAGATGTTGTTAATAATGTAAAAGAAACGGTTACGGCTGGGTTGTGGAGTGATAATTTAGGATCATTAACTACATGTTTTACTGCGTCAGATCAATCAATATCACAACGTAGATACTATGTAGATATATATCAAGATACCCCATCTGCAGATGGCGCTGCGGTACAATTTTCATTAGCATATGGTAATGCAGTAGGTAGCGGTTCGTCAAATTTAGGAACACAACAAACTCCTGCATCTAAGGCAATTTATTCACAATATAGAAATTTGTTGTTAGAAAGCACTGATACTCGATTTACGACTACTAATTCTGGGTCAACTGATTCTATATATATTGTTAATATTAAAAGAAATCGAGTTAAAGAAAGATTAGACGAAGGAAACTTCGAATTGCCATTATTAACAGTATCAGCTCGTGCAACAAATGCAACCGGGTCGGTGACTGTGTCAGGCACTGAAATTACTTTGATTGATGATTCATCGATTTTAGCTGCAAAAATTGGATCATCCGGTCGTGTTTATAACATAGTATCTGGCTCGATTAGCTCTGGCGTTTATACTTCAGCAACACCAGTGTATTATGGTAAATTTTATCCAGATCATGGAGTAATGATTTTAGATGGAAATAAATTAGATCAAGTTTTAGCATTTAAGACTAATTTAACATCTAATTCAGAAGGAAATAATCATTTTGCAATGTTTCATTCAATTTCAGGATCAGTTGCCGGATTCCAAGCTAGAAATTCACAAAAAATAACTAGTGCGCATTATTTTGTACGAATTAAAAACGGACAATATAATTTCTCAAATAATCCAACTTATACAACCGGATCAGATGGCGTTTTAGCACAAAGCACATTTATCGGCGATCCAAAAACATATATAACTACAGTTGGATTATATAATAACCGACAAGAACTATTAGCTGTTGCAAAATTAAGTCAACCACTGTTAAAATCGTTTTCTAGAGAAGCTCTTGTTAGGGTTAAATTAGATTATTAATCTGCAGCTATTGAATTGCACCCTGCTATATTTATATAATAAAAGTATGCCAGGGGTTTTACAGTATGAAAGCTATTAATTTATTAGAAAATGTCGACAACGTTACTACTAGTGTGTATACTAGGATTAATCAAGCTGACATTGCCGTAAACCCATTCGAAGCAAATAAAACATGGACGTTTTATTCTGGATCTGTTACTAGTAGTGCAATTCCACTACACGCAATTTATACTTCGACACTGCCCCCGATCGGTAGTAGTATTCCATTTAATAACGCAACAAACATTGATGGTTCATATCAGGTTATTACATATTATTCAATAAATCATTTATTTTACAATAAAAAAGATAATCCATATAATTGTTTTGGACAAACTGACATAACACGTACTAATAAATATTTATATGAGTCTGCGTCGGTTTTTTCTATTCCTCAAAACAAAGTCGGTGAAAGTGTAAAACGAGGATCATTTCAATTAAATACATATGTTAATACCACGATTCATGGAACTAGTATTCCAGTTTCAAAAAGTATTGCTATTCGAAGTGATGTATATGGAAATTTATATGATAATTTATATGACAGTGGATCTATAGTAACCGGTGTTAAATATTATGAAGGATTCAATGAATATTTTGATACTACAAGAATAAATTATACAGCCGCAGGTGTTACATATGTTCCTGGTATTACTACAACTACCGGGGCAACACAATCGTTAGGATTAGCTGCTAAATTTAATGGCGCGGGCTATATTGAAAAGGATATTGTAGGAGAATATGACCGAGACAATGACTATTCAATATCGTTGTTTATATCTGCATCCAACCCCGGGCCAGATAATGTGTTGATACTAGCAAAGGCTAATACATCAGCAGTTACAAAATATCCATTTAAAATAGAATTAAGTGGTAGTAATCAAATTATTGCATCAGTTGCTGGTGCTAGTAATTATATAACACAAATAACTAGTTCAGCCGTTGTTACTAATTGGACTCATGTAGTTTGCCAAAAAACAGGTAGTTTGTTTGAATTGTATATTAATGGCGCTATACATGCATCTGCATCTAGTAATTTATTAAATAATAGCATAAATAATTCATTTACTCAGAGTGCGTATATTAATAACACAGATTTATTGAAAATTGGGGGCTACGACTCTAATAGCTCAAATCTTACGGGTGTTATTGATGAAATAAGGATATTTAACCAGGCAAATAATATTAGCAGTATAAGTGCGTTAAATGACCGAGAGCAAGCTACATTAAAATGTTTGCAAACTAATTATGTTGGAAACATTTTTGAGCCACAAGGAATAGCTACAATTTCTAGTTTAGATTATGCATATGAATACATTTTAAATTCGCCATATACTGCTAGTTATAAAAGCACGGTTAGAATATACGAATTGGATGTGTTGGCACGAATAAATCGTGGAGTATTAAATATTTCATCGAACCCTACTACATTAAAAGATAATAATGCTGAAATAAAATCTTTTGCTACCGGATCTGATTTTAAGCCGTATATAACAACCATTGGGCTGTATAATGATAGAAACGAATTGGTAGCAATTGGGAAATTAGCACAGCCGATACAAAAACGAAATGATATTGATGTTAATTTGCTAGTTAAAATTGATTTAGATAAAAATTTACCAATAACGATATGATAAAATTAAAACAAATACTCCGGGAAATGGTTGAAAAAGACGTAAATCGTTTAATAGAAAAGATTAATCAGAAACAGTTTTCTTTTTTTGATAAAGGAGCTAATGGTCGAATATATAAAATCAATGATGAAGATTTCTTATTTAAGATAACTACCGAACAAGAAGAATATCGGGTAGCATCTATAATTGTTGGTAGACATGGTGAATTTTCCACGTTTATTCCTGTACATTATGTTAACGGCACAAACATGTACATCATGAGTTTGGCAGATCCACTGCCTGGTTCATATCGAATAGCCATTGAAAATTTTATAAAAAAGTATCATGAGTTTGCTAGAAATACCGGCGGCGAATCTTCAGTTTTTGATTTTCTAGATGCCGATGGTGCTCGCGAAGCTGATATAAAACTAATTAACTTTTTACGAGCCTTGCAGCAGGATGTTGCAAAAACAGGAATTCCTGATTTAGAATTGGATTTAGACTTACGCGTAGAAAATATAATGATGTGGAATGGTAATTTAGTTATGATTGATTGGTAACTAATATATATATAAAATTGGAATATAAATGAAAAATTGGAATAGTGTATTATTAGAGTCGATTATACGGGATGCTTTGTTTGAACAAGCTTCTCCTGAATCCGGTAAAACTGTTATACGTCCCATGTTAGGATTAGAAGGAGAGCGTAAAATCGCTCGGGCTAAAGCGGCGATGGGAATTGCAGATCCGGTAGATAATGGGTTCGTGGTTATAAACCGAAAATCATCGGCTATAAGTAAACCGGATGTTGTGGATGCGATACAAAATTCACGTGAATTTGGTAAAGGTAGTAGATATGATACAGATAACTGGGTTTACTTGATTTCAAATGATAGGTCGATAGGAAATAATTCGAGTAAACGGGATGTGCTTATATTGCAACGTAAAAATTATAGTTTAACGGTGCTGATTCAAACACTTGATGACCAGTATAATGCATTAATACACAGCCTTTCAAAACAAGATATGATGAATATATTCGGAATTGGCGAACGTGGCGATATATGGACATTCACTTCATTATATTCATCAGCTTATCCTAATACTATGAATGCCTATCTATATTTTGATACTGACATAGCTGCCTCCCGTAAATCGGTAGCCGCATATCAATCAGATATAGACAGAATGAAACGTTACGGGCCGGGAACTGGTGCATATATAGAAAAGATTGGTGAATTGGAAAAAACAAATGATTTGTTAAAGCGAGAGCTCGAAACTATAAAACTTGCTCCAACGGCTCCGACTAGCGATGAAACCGCGGCCGCTGCCGGAGCAGATCCAGGTGCAGCAAATCAAGAATCAAATACCGCAATAACCGATGTATACAATAGCTCGGATGCGGAATTAATCAGCCAATTACAGCGCGATATTATTAAAATGGTTAATAATAATCCACAAATATATCCGACAAATCCTCAATTTAAACAGATCTTTGATTTATTTATCAATCGGTATAAAGATGATGGTAGATGGGGAACGAATATGAGCAATATGGTTGAGTTAATAAATCAAGGGTTTGAAGCGGGTAGTTCCAGATCTGTTATAACTAAACAAGTATATAATTTAATAATTAAATATCAAACGGATACATTGTAATGATACGTGAACAAAAGAAATATTTTAACTGGGATACAATAACTAGTACTAGTAGTAATACATCGTCGGCTGGTAGTGGTACCAGTAATACCCAACGTAGTACGTCAAGTTCTGGGACTGCTATTAGTGATTCGGAGTTTAAAACATTTATTAATAATTTAGCATCTAAATTAGGAATTACATTAACACCGGAAAAGTCTAGATTTTTTCAGGCCTGGCGCCGCGCAGAAGGTACAAATGCAACATATAATCCATATGCAACCAAATGGCCAGGTCCAAATAAAACCACGTGGTCCAAAGATCCTGGTATGACTCAACACAATACGGTCGGTGTTAAGAGGTTTTCAAATATCGATGCTGGGGTACAGGCAACAGTCGACACATTGAATCAATCTTATTATACCAATTTAATGGGTCAATTGAAACAAGACAACATAACAGCAGACGAATTAGCAGTTAACCCAGATCTACGTACTTGGGGAACAAATAAATCGAACCCGAATTTAACTAAATCTCTTTTAAAGGCACCATCTGCGGCGGATAATATGGATATTGAACCACAAACTAATTTATTCGACGAATTAATTAGTATAAATACACAAGTAAAAAATATATGGCGAATGTGGTACGATGTATTTGTATTGGAACCAGAAAACTACTTAAGAGATTTTACAAGTTGGTATAACGATGAAGAACAAGAGGCCGCTGATTGGATACTTGATCAATTTAACAATAAAAGTAATCATGCCAACTTACTAGATCAGTATGAAATTTGGTGTAACAACAATCTAGCTACATTGCCAGACTGTAAATGGGTACTAAAAAATATTGGGAATATACGAGATGTTATTATACCAGGTATAGTCGATCTTATTTCACGTGGAAGACAAGGTAGTATAAAACCTGAGTATAGTAAGCTTTGGCTATATGATCCAAAACAAAAGAAATGGATACCAGTACCGTTTCTATTTAAATGGAATTATTTCTAATATTAAAAATAAGTTATGAAAAAAAATCATTGGCACACTGCTGGCAGTAAACAACGTGAAGTTGCGTATAAATACGGATATCGATCTGGGTTAGAATTAATAGTAGCTGATCAAATTAAAGAATCTGATTATCCAGTTAACTATGAAACTAACACGTTAACATACACGGTACCTGAAAAACAATCTAAATATACTCCGGATTTTATATTCACAAAAAAGAACGGAGAAATAATGTATATTGAAACAAAAGGCCGATGGACTAATATCGATCGACTCAAAATGAAACATGTATTACAATCGAATCCTAATATAGATTTAAGAATTATTTTTCAGAATCCCAACCAAAAAATATCAAAAACTAGTAAAACTACTTATGAATCATATGCATTAAAACTAGGTATACAGCATGTTGCCAAGAAAAATATGCCAGAATCTTGGCTGTCAGAATGTTTAAAAAATGGTGAAACTTTTAAAGATACTAAAAATTTCTTTGGATAAGGTTGGATTTGTGAAAATAAAAGATTATTTTTTCTATATTATTAAATGATAATTAATTATTTTTATAATGATTAATGATCGTTAGACCAGTAATGATAATGAATGTGTCTAACATATATAATAGTATTATAATATAATTAATATAAAATATATTATTAATATTTCTAGGTATCAAAATAACATATACTTTTGATTTTTTCAGATTTTTTTATATTATAATAATATGAATAACCTTAGGTTGATACAATTATTAGAATCTGTTCTAGGAAAAGGTAAACCTACGTCTGGAGGTAATATAGCATTCTTTTCTCCGTTTGTATCTCATTATAAACCAAAATTAGAAATAAGATCAACTCCAGATTCAGAAGGAAATTATACTTGGCATTGTTGGGTATCTGATAAAAAAGGTAAAAGTGTATATTCATTGTTTAAACAGTTAAATTTACCAAAAGAATTATTCGATCGATTATCTAAAATTATAGACACAGATAAATATCGTGATATCCAATCGACTACCCAAACACAAGAAATACTGCAATTGCCAGCTGAATATAAACCGTTATGGATAACAAAGAATACTCCAGAGTATCGTAATGCAATATTTTATTTAAAAAAACGAGGTATAACAGTTTTTGATATAATTCGTTATAGAATCGGATATTGTGAATCTGGAACATATTCTGGTAAAATAATTATACCTAGCTATGATGCAACCGGGCAATTGAATTATTTTGTATCTAGAGCGTATTATTCAAACGATACATTTAAGCATAAAAATCCAAAAGTATCAAAAGATATAATTGGATTTGAAATGATGATTAATTGGAATGAGCCAATAGTATTGTGTGAAGGGTCATTTGATGCTATGGCTATTAAGAGAAACGCAATTCCATTATTTGGTAAAATAATACAACCAATGCTGCAAAAGAAAATAATCGAAGAACATGTAAAAGACATATACATATGTTTGGATAACGACGCAATAAAAAAATCATTATCTATCTGTGAAAAGTTCATGGCTGAGGGATTGAATGTGTATTTAGTTGAATTACAAGAAAAAGATGCTTCGGAACTAGGATTCGAACAAATTACAAAATTAATCGAAGAAACATACACAATGACATTTGAAAAATTAATGAAACACCGAATGGATTTATTATGGAAGTAAAATATATTGATTGCGGAATAGAAAAAGCCGACAAGATATTTCATATATCTGATGTGCATATAAGAACATTAAAACGGCATCAAGAATACCGATCGGTGTTTGAAACCATGTTTAATTATATTAGTACACACAGTACTATTAATAGTATCGCAGTTGTAACCGGGGATATTGTGCACAGTAAATTAGAAATGTCTCCGGAATTGATTCGCATGTTAACAGAGTTTTTTAACAGATTTGATATTCCTACAATTGTTATTCTAGGAAATCATGACATGAATCTAAATAATTCATATCGTGAAGACGCATTGTCGCCAATATTGGATATGATAAATAATCCGAATATATTTTTCGTTAAACAGAATGGATTATTTGAATTTGCTGGAATAACATGGAATCATATGGCAGTCGATGTTGCTCCGGCTAACTATATTAAAGCAGCTGATTTTAATGCAGCATACAGAAAAATTGCTTTACATCATGGCGCGGTTCATTCTGCAAAAACAGATATTGGATATGAAATTTCAAATGAGCATGTAACAACTGAACTATTTAATGGACATGATATAACGTTATTAGGTGATATACATAAACCGAACCAGATATTACAAAAATATAAATATGAAGAGATTGAAGTTGATGAAAGTGATGTTGATGAATATTTAAAAAATGGTTGGCAAATAAAATAATGTTTTTGTTGTATTAGACATATTTATTAGAAAGAGACTAATACAACATAATTAATATGGCAAAACAAACAAAAATATGTGAGGAATGTAAAAAAGAATATTCAACATTCAACTTAAAACAAAAATTCTGTAATAGATCGTGTTATGCAAAAGCCGATTCAAGACGTAAAAAAGAAAAATATGAAAATGAACCACATCACAATATCGGACGAAAAGCTTCTGATTCCGAACGCAAAATGCGAGCAACCCGAACTGCGGAAACATGGCAGAATGATGAATTTCGTAAAAAACGATTAGACGGTTTACAAAAAGCTCGAGAAAATAGTGAATACCCAATTGGATGGTCACCTGCAGCAATTAAAAAACGTAATAAAACAATTAAAGCGATTGGCGTACATAATTTATCGGGAAAGTATGGAACGCGTCAATGCGATAAAACATTTATTGAAAGATATGGAATGACTTCGCATGAATATCGAAATAAAATATTACAAGATGTTAAACAAACAAAACCAGAAATAGAAGTGTTTGAAATATTAACAAATAATAAAATAACATTTGAAACACAATATGAGTTTAAAGGTCGTTCTTTTGATTTTGCAATACTATCTAAAAAGATTTTAATTGAAGTAGATGGTGTTTATTGGCATGGTAAAGATTTAAACGATACTGAATTAAATGAAACACAACAACGTACACGAGAAAATGATATTTACAAAAATATGTTAGTAGAGTCATCAGATTGGACATTAATACGTATTTGGGAAGATGAAATAAAAGATTTTGATTTTAATAAGTTATGAGTAAAAAAATAAAATTATTTAGAAAAAAGCCAGAAGTTAGATATGTTGGAAGCACAATTCAACAAAATCATGGAGAATCATTAGATCATGGAATACTTGTATGGGATATTGAAACGCGTAAGGCAAAATTTGTAGAAATAGAAAATGACTATGGGTATATTACATTTGAAGTAAAAGGAACATCATTAGTTAATTATCCGAGTCGGGTACCAAATAAACCTAGAATACGAATTAAATTCGAAGATACCGATGCCGCTGATATGAAAAAATTCATAACAATGCTTCGATCGAAATATTCGGTACAAGACATATCTGTACAGCGAATTAATAAAAATTCTACGAATAATGATAATGGGTCAATAACGATAGGAAATGTTCGTGATGTTGAATATCAAAATAAGTTAATTACTGAATTTGTAGAAAACAATTATCCTCAAGCAACTTCATATGAAGTAGACGCAATTCGTTATATTAATAGAACTATAAATTCAAAATTACCAATATTAAGTCAAGTACGGCATGTAACATGGACTCCAATATCTTTTCAATTTGAAAACATATTTTCATATGGCCCAGATAATATTGTTGATTTTACTAAAATATCTGACGTAACTGGATTATTTGCACCAAATACTTCTGGCAAATCATCTTTATTGGATGCAATAACATATACTATTTTTGA